AAAACAGTTGATGAGGATATGGTAAGACATATGATTCTTAATTCTGTTCGTTTATATAGAAATATGTTTAAAGAGAAGTATGGAGAAGTAGTACTTACATATGACTCAAGACACTATTGGAGGAGAGATTTCTTCCCACAATATAAAGCTAGTCGTAGGAAAAGTAGAGAGAAAGATTTAAAAGATTGGGATAATATCTTTAGTGCTTTAAATATGATTAAGGCAGAGTTCAAAGAAAATCTACCATACAAATACCTAGAGGTATATGGTGCAGAGGCTGATGACATTATTGGAACACTATGTAAAAAAGAGAGAGAACCAATTATGATTGTATCTGGTGATAAAGATTTCATACAGTTACACAAATACAATAATGTACATCAATATAGTCCTATTGTAAAGAAACACATAACTGGACATAATCCAGACACCTATATAAGAACACACATACTAAAAGGTGATACGAGTGATGGAGTTCCAAATGTGCTGTCAGTTGATGATACATTTACAGAAGGAATACGTCAAAGACCTTTAGGAAAGAAAAAGATAGAGACTTGGTTGGAGTCTATGGACAGTATGCCAGATGAAACCAAGAGAAACTATCAAAGGAACGAGAAGTTAATTAGTCTAGATAAAATACCACAAGACTTAGAAGAACAAATTTTATCCGAGATAGATGCAGCTCCTCATGGAGATAGAAGTAAATTACTTAATTATTTTATAAAAAACAGATTAAAAGAACTAACTGAATCGATAGGAGATTTTTAAATGAGTGGCACGTTATTATTATCAGAGATACTTGACAAAGTACACAAAGCAAAAACAAAAACACAAAAGATAAATATACTGAGGGAGTATAATTCAGAATCTCTTCGTATGGTAATCAAAGCATCTTTTGACCCAAAGATTAAATGGGCTATACCAGAAGGTAATGTTCCTTTTAAAAAGAATGATGCACCAGCAGGAACAGAACATACAGTTCTAGCATATGAGTGTAGAAAACTATGGCATTTTATTAAAGGTGCTGATAACCAAAATGTACAATTTAAAAAAGAAACAATGTTCATACAAATGTTAGAAGGTTTACACGAAAGTGAAGCAGACTTACTTGTTGCAGCTAAAGATAAAAGATTACATCAAGTATATAAAGGTCTGTCAGAACCAGTAGTGTTAGAAGCATTTGGTTGGACTGAAGATTACACAACACCAGAAGTACCAGTATATCCACAAGGAAGTCGATCTGCAAGTGGTATTGCTCAGTAGGAGAATAAATTGGAAATATTTCATGTGGCAATAATGCTCATATGTCTTCATGGTAACTGCACGAGTTTTGAAAGTGCCCCTTACATAAAATTAACAGACCAAGAACAATGTCAAAATATGTTAAGATGGACTTTTCAAACTCAAGCAGGGCCGTATTATGATGAAATAATAGACTTTGAAAGAGATAAACCAGAAGACATAGACATTGTTTATGCTGGTTGTGACCAAACTAAAAGAACTCAAGAAAATTCTAATGAGTGGAGAATTATTGAGGGTGTAGACCCAGAGTTATATATGCCTTCAGACCCAAATGATACACGTTGGCAACAAGGTAACACTCCATCAACAACAATGCCTGAAAATCCATTAGAGTGGGATTTGGGTAAATAAAACTTATAAAGATTTTATGTATATTCTGTCTAGAGTATTTGTTTCTAATAAATACTACAGAATATTTTATTCTATAAAGGAGAAAACTAAATGAAATTATTCATAACAATTCTAGCAACATTATTTTTATTTACTGCTTGCAAAGAAAAACCAGCTGAGGCTGCCTCTACTAATTGGAAAAAATCAGAGCATAACTATAATATACAACATGGTAATTTTGGTTTAGAGTTAAGAAACCAATATCGTTCTGATTACCAACACATAGAACCTTCATACAATCTTGGTAAAGAATGGTATGGAATGACTGCAGCTGTAAGAATAGCTGAAGAAGATGGTGCAAGAGAGTATCGTCCTAAACTAGACCACCAAATAATTAATTGGACTCCAGAAGATACAATTAATGATGATGGTACTACATCAAAATCTAATACACAATTTTGGGTAGGACATAGAATTGAGTTTAGAAATTATGAAAATGAATCAACTAATGACTATTGGCGTTATCGTGCCATTGTTAAAGTTGACATTGGATTGTCTGAAACATATAGTGTCTGGGGACAAATAGAACCTCGTTGGACATTTGGACAAGGACAAGAAGAAGATACTAAGATTGATGATATCAGAAACCAAATTGGTGTGAAGATTAATCTTGACGACAATATAAGTTTTAGTCCTTATATTGAAATTATCGCAGATAAAGATATGAAACAAGAATCTGCATACTTAGGAACAGCCTTATCATTTAATTTCTAAAGTATTTTTCATAAAAGTTAGAAAAGGGGTTGACAAACCCCTTTTTTTATAGTACAATAACTATATTGATTACAAACAAAGAAGGTTACATTATGAAAATATTATTTGAAGCTGCAACATTAGGTTTATGTTGGTTCACTATTATTCTTGCCCTAAACGCATTTGTGGGTTAACAGTTTGGTTCACACAACACACCTCTCATCTCATCATTAGAATAGTTGTGTGAATTATCAAAGGGGGGTCTTTATGACCCCTCTTTTTTTGTTTAAACGAATCGCCTGTCAATTTTTGAAAATACTGAAATAAAAAATGTTGAAAATCCAAAAAAAGAATCCTTATAAAACAATGACTTACCTGATTCTGAAAAATAATGTTTGACATTTCCGTCAAACTTGGTATAATAGTGGTATATTAACAAAGAGAAAGAAACAAAAATGAGTGTAATAGTTTTAGAAAAAAAATACCAAGATACGGTAATTGAGTTAAACAAAGTAAAAGAACAAAAAAATGAAATGGCTGCTGATTTAGTAGAAGCACAATCTGAAATTGCACAATTAAAAAAATGGTTGACTTATAGTAAAATGACGTCAGCACAATTAAGAGATGAGTTCGCAAGTCAAGAATACATTAACCAAAAAAAAGAAAGTATATAATAATGAAAAAAGTGATGAAAAAATTTACAGATATTAATCTTGCTGTCAACAATTTAGTTGCAGCTGCAAACGCAGATTACACAGATAGACCATCTGGTGGTACTGCTAGTACAATGAAAAAAATGAATGATAGGTTCACAAAAGGTTGGGTAATTACTAAAGGTTCAAAATACATAAGATTTAGAACTGCTGACTATGGAACATGGGGATTTGTTGTGAATACCGACAATGATAAATTGTTCAAAAAAGGTGATTTGTTGAAACCTGCTGGTTATGATAAACCTGCTAGAAACAAACCGAGAGGAAATATTTTAGATGGTGGTTTCTCAATAAACTGGACTGGCCCTCTATACCTATAATTAATAATAACAATAACAAAAGGATACAAAATGAGTATGTATAATAATGACGATATAATGAGTAAAATGACAGAACAAGCATGGTTAATAGAACAATTGGAATCTACGGTAACTAATCTAACAACTAAAATAGATATTTTACTAGATTCTGACCTTGCCATTAAAAGTTGGCTCAAGAGAAACCAAGAAAAACTAGATGAATTAACCAATTCTGTAAAACCAATTGAAATACCTGAATTTCAAGGAACTATGGATGCTCTTGAAAACTTAACAATAAGGAAAAGCGTATAATGAATAAACTAGTAGCAATATTAATAGTAGTGATAATTCTAGGTGGAATTACACTATGTAGTGTAGGAGTATAAAAATGCAAGATGAAGAATATATTAAAATGAAAATGAATGAGAATGTGCTACAGAAAGTAACACCAACACATACCACAGATTGGTACATAAAGTGGGCTTCAAGTATGGTATTACTCGTGGGTATGTTACTCACCTCTAATCAGATATATCCATTAAACCTATTTGTACATTTGGTAGGATTAAGTGGTTGGTTAGCAGTAGCTATGATGTGGAACGATAGGTCACTTATCATTATTAATGCAGTAGGAATTGCAATTATGGCAAATGGATTAATCAAGTATTTTATAGGAGGATAATATGACTGAAGAAGAATTGTTAGATTTAGATAACACAGAATTAAGTGAGGAAGATTTATGGGAATAGACCTTATGACAGGCATTAGAATGACTCTTGAAGAAACACTTAAATGTGTTATTCAAGAGGATAACGTAACACTTAGAGGCAATTCAAAAGAAAGTAAATATCTTTATTTTTTATATGAACCTTTAACTGGATTGTATAAAATGGGTAGAACCAAATACCCCAACTGGATGAAAAGAATAAACCAATTAA